AGCTTAGGTACAGCTACAAATGTATTGATTTGGAACGAAGTCAACACTGGCACAGCACCAGTTGATCCTCCAGGATGGCAGGAAGTCGATACAAACGCTGCATAATTATAGTTTGACACTATAACAAAATTTTAATAAATTAAGAAAATCGGAGAATAAAAATATGGCGAATTCGACATCAGCAAGTTTAAAACTTACAGTTCAAGCTACTGGAGAAAACTCAGGAACTTGGGGACAAATTACAAACACAAACTTATTAATTTTAGAACAAGCAATTGGTGGTTATGATGCAGTAGGTATCACATCAGGTGCAACTTTAACTTTTTCTAATGGCGCTTTATCAAATGGTAAAAATGCTGTATTAAAATTAACTGGAACAATTGGTGGAGCGGTTAACGTAACTATCCCTGATTCAATTGAAAAAACTTTTGTAGTTGATAATGCAACTACAGGTGCTCACACAGTAACTTTCAAAACTACTTCAGGAACTGGAGTAACTTGGGCAGCTGCTGATAAAGGCACAAAAATGGTTTATTCCGATGGAACAAATGTTGTTGATACAGCATTCACAGATTTATCTTCAGACTTTTCACCACAACTTTCAGCAGACTTAGATACTAATAGTCAAAATATTATTATCGATACAGCTCATGGTATTCTTGATGAAAACTCTAATCAACAAATTACATTTACAACTACAGGATCAGCTGTTAATGAATTTACAATAGGTAACGCAGCTACAGGTAATGCACCAAATATTTCAGCAACTGGTGGAGACGCTAACATAGATTTAAATATTACACCAAAAGGTTACGGAAGAGCAACTTTCAATGGCCAAGGTAAAATTCAAAGTGTTGCAGAAAAAGTTACAACAGCAGCTACATCAGCTACGGGTACAATCAACTATGATGTACTTACTCAAGCAGTATTAAACTTTACATCAGACGCTGGAGCTAACTGGACATTAAATATTAGAGGTGATGGGTCAAATTCTTTAAACACTATTATGGACACAGGTGAATCAATTACGATTGCACACATTGTAAAACAAGGATCATCAGCTTATTACAACAGTGCAGTTCAAATTGATGGTTCGTCAGTGACACCTGAATATCAAGGTGGAGCTGCACCTACTGCAGGTAATGTGAACTCATTAGACGTTTATTCATACACTGTTATTAAAACTGGAGATGCTACATTTACAGTGTTAGCTTCTCAAACACAGTTTGCATAATAAATTAGGAGGAGAAAGAAGATGCCATTAATAGGAACATTTGGAGCAGGAGCAGCAAAAGGTTTTGGTCTGACATCGGCTATTAAAAATCCTTTTTTAGTTGCAACAGGTGGTACAATAACTGAGGATGGAGATTACAAAATTCATACCTTTACAGGTCCTGGAACTTTTACTGTATGTCAAGTTTCTGAAACAGCAGCTGAAAATACTGTATCTTATCTGATTGTTGCCGGTGGTGGTGGAACATCTACTACAGGAGGCCCTGGAGATGGATCCGGTGGCGCAGGAGCTGGCGGTTTTCGAGAGGGTAGAAATAACCCTGTGGATCCTTATACAGCATCGCCTAAAGTAGCTGATGCACCAACAAACGCAATTACAGTTACAGCAACATCTTTTCCAATTACAGTTGGTGGCGGCGGGCCCCCTTATGTATGTGGTCCAGGAGGAGGAACAGGTGCTAATTCAACTTTTTCAACAATTACATCAAATGGTGGTGGACAAGGTGGACAAGTAAGTTTTCCAAATGTTGGACCTCAATTATTAGGTGGTTCTGGCGGTGGTCACGGAGGAACAGGTACACCCCCTCAAGTAGGTAGCGGTGGAAGTGGTAACCAACCAATCCCAACAAGTCCTTCACAAGGAAATAATGGCGGATCAGGACGAGGCCCGACAGGTGGCGGCGGAGGAGGAGCAGTCAACGGAGGATCGGGAGGTTCTGCTGGTTCTGCTGGTCCCGGTGGTGCCGGAGCATCGACAAGTATTACAGGAAGTTCAGTAGCTTATGCTGGTGGCGGAGGAGGAGCTACAAGACCTCCTTGCGGAGGATCCGGAGGAAACGGTGGAACAGGTGGCGGAGGACCGTCAGTAACACCATCAACTCCAGCTCCAGTAAGTGGTAAAGGAACTGCAGGAACTGCTAACACAGGCGGAGGGGCAGGAGCTCCTGGTGCACAAGGTGGTTCAGGTATAGTAGTAATAAGGTATAAATTTCAATAATATGGCACATTTTGCAAAAATTTCAGAAGAAAACGAAGTATTAACAGTGCTTACTGTAAACAATGAAGATGTTTTAAATAACGAAGGTGTTGAAACTGAATCTGTTGGACAAGCATATTTAGAAAAACATAATAACTGGCCTGCACATTTATGGATTCAAACTTCATACAATACACATCAAAATACACACAAGCTGGGCGGCACACCTTTTAGAGGAAATTACGCTGGTGTAGGTAAAATTTGGGATTCTGAAAATCAAATTTTTTTACCTCCAAAACCCTATACCTCTTGGGTAAAAAACGTTTCTGAAGCTAGATGGCAATCACCAATTGGTGATGCGCCAGAATTAACAGAAGAACAAGTCTCACAAAATATTGCTAATACTAATTCTTGGATTTACTCTTGGAATGAAACTAATCAAGTTTGGGATTTAATAGATAGGTTGACGTTAAGTGAATAAATAAGTAAACTAGACGGTATGAAAGAGAAAGAATTTAGAGTTGTAGAACTTTTTTCTACTCCATTAATGGAAGTAAAAGTTAATTTAGATGAAAATAAAATATTAAATATTTTAAAAAATTTAAAATATAAATCCTCATATTTACCTAAAACTTATATATCTAAATCTAATAAGATTTTAGAAGATAAACAATTTAAAAAAGAAAAAAATATATTTAAAGATTGTATACAAAAATATTTAAATGTTCTTAGTTATAATAAAAAATTTAAAATATTAAATTCTTGGTCTACAAGAACAGAAATTAACGCTGCAAGTCAACCACATCTTCACAAAAATTCATGGATAAGCGCTGTTTATTACCCTGAATCAAATGATGGCTTTAGTATTTCTTTTATAAGAAACCTGTTAGACAATTATTTTTTTCACTTAGAATATGAAAACTCCCATAATAAATATTCTAATACTGAATGGGTAGTTAAACCAAATAAAGATACACTTTTAATATTTCCAAGTAATCTTCAACACAAAATAAATTTAAATACATCAGATAAAACTAGATATTCATTATCATTTAATATACTTCCAGTAGGAGTTTTTAATAAAGGATCAGATATAGAAATAACTTATGAATAAATTAACATTATCAGAACAGGCTTTATATTATGGAGATGTAAAAATGCCACAAAGGTTTGAAATTAATCCATTAAATTTTGCTAAATCAATTATGGATTCTTTATATAATAAAACTCCATTTATATTTAGTAAAGAGTGGGACAAAACAAATAGATATATAACAGAACACATTCATGTAAAATATAAACTTCAGTTAACTAATAAAAATACCTGGGGAAATATTTATGTTCCTAATGAAAAAACTGATTTGTTGTCAAATGTTAATCCTTTAGATTTACAACAATCACCTGATTATACCTGTTTATATGGAATAAACACTGTAAATTGTAATGTAAAAATTTTTTATGATGATAACAGACGTAAAAATAAATGGTGGAATATAGAACTTAAACCCAATATGTTTATTATGTTTCCATCAATTAACAACTATTGTATTACTAACGATCAGAAAGACTCTTTAAATTTTGTGCAAACTATAACTTATGATTTTACCTAATTACTATTGGTGTTTTAAATCTGCTGTACCACCAAGAATATGTGATGATATTATTAAATACGCTCTTCAACAAAAAGAAGTTATGGCTAGAACAGGCGGCTATGGTGATAAAAAATTATCTCAAGATGAAGTTTTAGATTTAAAAAGAAAAAGAAATTCTGATTTAGTTTGGTTAAGTGAAAATTGGATATACAAAGAACTACAACCTTATATTCATATAGCAAACAAAAATGCTGGTTGGAATTTTGAATGGGATAGCAGCGAGCCGTGTCAGTTTACTAAATATAAATTAAATCAATACTATGATTGGCATTGTGATAGTTGGGATAAACCTTATGATAAACCAGGTAAACATGATCATGGTAAAGTCAGAAAACTATCTATGACATGTCAATTGACAGATGGCTCAGAGTATGAAGGGGGTGAATTAGAGTTTGACTATAGAAATTATGAGCCTCACATGAGAGATGAAAACCGACATTTAATAAAAGCAAAAGAAATATTACCCAAAGGTTCTATAGTTGTATTTCCTTCTTTTGTGTGGCATAGAGTTAAACCAGTAACGAAAGGAATTAGATATTCATTGGTGATGTGGAACCTTGGATATCCATTTAAATAACATGCAAATTTTAGAATATTTTAAAACACCAATATGGGTTGAACATAAACCTGAATTTATTACATCCATTAACAAAGCTTCTAATCAATATATTAAGGATGCAAAAAATAAAGAAAAGAAGTGGATTAAACAATATGGAGACTTTGGAAGACCTTACCATTCAACATCTTTATTGACAGATAATAATTTTTTAGATTTTAGAAATTATGTAGGTCAAAAATCTTGGGACTATTTAGATCATCAAGGTTTTGATATGTCCTTATATACAACCCTGTTTACTGAAATGTGGGTGCAAGAGTTTGCTAAAAAAGGTGGTGGTCATCATGCAGCACACATACATTGGAATCAACACGTATCCGGGTTTTATTTTTTAAAGTGTAGTAAAAAAACATCGTATCCAATATTTCACGAACCGAGAACAGGTGCTAGAGCTACCAAATTAAAAATGAAAAATGAACAAGATATTTTTAATGGTAATGAACTTATACATTTCAAACCTGTACCTGGGTCATTACTTATATTTCCAGGATATTTAGAACACGAATTTGCTTTAGATTTTGGAATAGAACCTTTTAGATTTATACATTGGAATATACAAGCTATGCCAAAAGGAATCATTAAACATGCATAGAACTTTACCCAACATAGGAATCATAGAAGATAAATTAAGTAAAGATACAATAAAGAAATTAAAATTTTGCATAAAAGATAAACAAAATAAAATGAATAAAAAATTAGCTGGTAATATAAGTGAGTCTTTTTCTATACCTGATAAAAACGACTGGTTTTTTAAAACAGTGTTGTTGCCTTTAGTAAATCAATATTCACCTACAAATTTAGCTGCTATTGTGCCTAATGTTTTAACTAAAAGTTGTTCTTTTGTTTTACATGAGTTTTGGGTTAACTTTCAAAAAAAATTTGAGTTTAACCCTGCGCATAATCATCGAGGCGTTTTTTCATTTGTAATATGGGTAGATATTCCATCTAGTTATAATAAAGAAAAAGAGATTCCTTTTGTAAAACATTCTAATACACCTATGGCTAATACCTTTGAATTTTGTTATACAAATATTTTAGGCAAAATAGCTACTTATTCGTATCTACTAGAATCTGAAGACGAAGGAACTATTTTATTATTTCCCTCTTCATTAGTACATTTAGTATATCCTTTTTATTTATCCAACAAAGACAGGGTAAGTATTTCTGGAAATATTTCATTAGATCCAAAAAAGGCAATTAAATGAGTTTTAAAAAAAATAAATATGCTGTTATTCGTAAAGTTATATCAAAAGATCTAGCAACTTTTATTGCAAATTATCTTAACATGAAAAAACAAGTTTTTGATACTTGTATTAAAGCAAATTATATTTCACCCTTTGATAAAACGTTAGGTTTTTATGAACAAAAACATGAGCAAATACCAAATACTTATTGTGTTTATTCAGACATTGTGATGGAAACTTTAATGTTAAAATGTCAACCAGAAATGGAAAAAATAACCGAATTAAAATTATATCCGGCTTATACTTATGCAAGAGTATATAAAAAAGGTGATGAATTAAAAAGACACAAGGATAGATTTAGTTGTGAAATATCTACAACTTTAAATCTTAAAGGAGATGATTGGCCTATTTATTTAAGTCCTAATGAAAACGTAGGTGTAGCTGAACACTTAGGTGGTAAAAAAGGAATAACGAGTATAAGTAAGTCTAAAGGTATTAAAGTTAATTTAGAGCCTGGAGATATGTTAGTTTATAGAGGATGTGAGTTAGAGCATTGGAGAGAAAAATTTAAAGGCAAAGAATGTATACAAACATTCTTACATTACAATAATCGCAAAACTCCAGGAGCAAAAGAAAATATGTTTGATACTCGTCCACATTTAGGGCTTCCTGACTGGTTTAAAAGAAAATAATTTTTAAATGAAGAAATTCATTAATAAGTTATCCGATACTAATCTACCTAACAAAAAACAAAAACAAAAAGAATTGTGGGATATAGAGGGAGTATTAAATAATCAAAAATTTAAATTTGATTTAAGGCCTATTAAAAATAATAATAAAATAGGAAGCTTTAAAACTAAAGCAGGTAAGATGGTATTTGATATGAAAGATCAATACATTGTAATAGATGTAGAAGAATTACATCAATATTTAAAAGAAAATAATGTAAAAGAAGTCCATTTACAGGATTTAATATCTAAGCTAGAGTGGAATATAATACTACCAAAATAATAAAAACCTTATATATTGAGGATTATGGCACTCAAAAAAGTTAAATTTGCAGCGGGTTTTAACAAACAAAGCGTACCTTCAGCTCTACCAGGACAATGGGTAGATGGAGATTTTGTTCGTTTTAGATACACTGCTCCTGAAAAAATAGGGGGTTGGCAGCAATTAACTCAAGCCAATGAAACTTTACCTGGTGCAGCTAGAGCCCAATTAGCGTTTACTAGTTTAAAAGGTGAAAGATATACCGCTATTGGAACATCTCAAGGTTTATTTTTATATTACGGAGAAGCTTTTTACGATATTACTCCTTTAGATACAGCGATTACTGGAGCTACATTTGATACTTTTTCAAGTCAAAATAATGTAACTGTAAATAAAATAGGACACGGATTAGAGGTTGGAAGATATGTAACGTTTACATCCGTTACTCCTCCTACTGGATACGTAGCAACTGATTTTACTGAAGGGGCTTTTGAAATATTAACTGTTCCTGATGCAAACAGTTTTACAATTCAAATGAGAGTTAATGCTAGTGGCGCTGCCTCTGCTTCGGGATCAGCTAGTATAAATCCTTATGTTGAAGTGGGTCCTACTTTTCAAACCAAGGGATATGGTTGGGGAACTTACTTATGGAGTGATTCTACTTGGGGAACGGAACGAGGAACAAGTAATGTAACTTTAGATCCCGGTAACTGGTCTTTAGATAACTTCGGAGAAGTTTTAGTTGCTACAATATTTAATGGTAAAACTTTTACGTGGGATGCAGGAGCGACCAACCCACGAACTGTAAGAGCTTCGCAATCAACTTCAGGTTTTTCTACCTCTGCTAATCCTACAAAAACTAGATTTACTTTAGTATCAGATAGAGATAGACATTTATTTCATTTTGGAACAGAGACTACTATTGGTAATTCTTTAACTCAAGATCCTATGTTCGTAAGATTTTCTAATCAAGAAGATTTAAATACTTATTTACCAACCGCAACTAACACGGCAGGAACTTTTAGATTAGACACAGGAAATAAAATTACAGCTGCTCTTCAAGGTAAAGATTATGTTTTTGTTTTAACCGATCTTGCAGCTTATGTAATTCAATTCGTAGGACCACCTTTTACATTTAGCGTAAGACAAGTAGGAACTAATTGTGGATGTATTGCACAACACGCAGCCACTTATGTTAATGGCGCTGTTTATTGGATGTCGGGTGAAGGTGGATTTTTTATGTACGATGGGACAGTAAAAGCTTTACCGTGTTTAGTAGAAGACTTTGTGTTTACTACACGTAATGGTGATCTAGGAATTAATTATGATGCAGCAGCTACAGTTTTTTCAGCACCCAACACTTTATATACAGAAGTAAATTGGTTTTATCCTAAGTCCGGATCTTTACAAATAGATCGATGTGTAACTTATAACTATCAAGAAAACTGTTGGACTACATCTTCTTTGGACAGAACTACTTATCAAGATCAAGGTGTGTTTAACTTACCTTATGCAACCGATTATGAAACAACAAACACACCGGTTTTTTCTGAAATATCAGGTATTACAAATAAATATGGAGCATCAATATATTATGCTCATGAAATAGGAACTGATCAAGTTAACAGTTCGGGCACTACAGCAATTGCAGCATTTATTAGATCGGGAGATTTTGATATAGACGACGGAGAATTATTTATGTCTATGAGAAGATTTATGCCTGACTATAAATTTTTAGTCGGTGATTCAAAAGTAACTTTGTTTATTTCTGATTTTCCTTCTGATATTCAAACAGGGTCACCACTCGGACCCTTTACAATAACTAGCACTACTGATAAAGTAGACACCAGAGCAAGAGGAAGATTACTATCATTAAAAGTAGAAAACGATGCTGCAGGACAAACTTGGCGTTATGGTAGTTTTAGAATGGATGCTCAACCAGACGGAAGGAGATAAAATGACAAAAAGACTAAACATTAAAAAAGCAATTAAAAAACCAGGTTCTTTAAGAAAAGCTTTAAAGATTAAAAAAGGTGAAAAGATTCCTTTAGATAAATTAAATAAAGCAGCTAAGGCAAAAGGCAAATTAGGCCAACGAGCTCGTTTTGCTAAAACATTAAGAAAAATAAACAAAGCATAATGGCAAAGTTAACTAATTATATACCTGAACCTAAAGAAGAATATAGTGTAGAAAATCAAAGACAGATAGTTGAGTCTATGACTACTATGAAACAACAACTTAATTTTTCTTTTCAAGAAGATTTAAAAAATGAACAAGACGCATTTAATTATTTTTTAACATGACCATACAATATAAAAATCAAGGTTTTAAACAAACTGATACAAGCAAGACCACACCTCTTATTTGCCCTGTGGATGGAGCAATTATAATTAAAAGTATATATTGTGCAAATAATGATGGATCATCAGCAATTCTAGTAAATATGAATTTAGTAGATTCTTCTGATTCAAGTGTTGAATATGAATTTTTTAGAGATGACGTGGCCGCTAAGTCACAGATAAATGCAACACCACAAGGCTTGAATTTAGAAGCAGGAGATGCTATAACTGTGCAAGCAGCTACAGGAAGTAGTAAGATACAAGGCGTAATAAGTTATGCTTTAATAAATAGAGAGAATGAAAACGGATAATATAAAAATAATTGATTGCACTACAGTTACAACGTGGCGTAATACTAAAACAGGTGAAGTGTTTAAAGAGAAAGTAGAAGGACCGGATATAGTACAGGATGTAACTGTACAGGTTTCTCCGAAAGGCTTAGACATAATGCAGAAAGTAATGAGTAAAAATGACAACAAACCAAAACCCTAAAGGCGGAACTGAGTTACAGTTAGAGTTTTTAAACAAATACGTTAAAAAAGAGTTATTAGATCAAGTGCAAATTTGCACTAGTGTTCCTGGTAAAATACCTACTGATCCAAATAAAGTAAATATACTTTGGCAAAAAAATTCTTGGGATCAACCTAACTTATATCCTTGGTTTAAAAATAAAGCTAATCATCACAAATACGATTGGTATGTATTTAATTCACATTGGAATTATGAAAAATTTAGAATGATGTTTGGTTTACCTTGTCACAAATGTTTAGTGATTAAAAATGGAATAGAAAAAATAGGAAAAGCTAAACCTTATCAAAAAGGTCAGCCTATAAAAATTATTCATCAAAATACACCTTGGAGAGGATTAAGTGTATTATTAGGTGCAATGCAACTGGTAAAGAATTCACTTGTTAGTTTAGATGTTTATTCTTCTTGTGAAATATATGGTAAAGATTTTTATAAACAAAATAACCATAACTATACGGCTCTTTATAAACAAGCTAAAGAATTGCCTAATGTAAATTATATTGGTTATAAACCTAATGAGTATATTAGAGAAAACATTCACAATTATAATATGTATGTGTATCCAAGTATTTTTGAAGAAACGTCTTGCATATCTTTATTAGAAGCTATGGCTGCGGGTCTTTACTGTGTTACAACTAATTATGGAGCTTTGTTTGAAACGGGTGCAGAGTTTCCCATGTACATACCTTATGATACTAACTACAGAAATTTATCTGAAAAATTTGCTTATGGTATTGACGCGGCTGCTCTTACTTTGCATGACCCTACTATTCATCGTCATTTAGAAGATCAATCTAAGTATGTTAATAATTACTACAACTGGACCAAACAAGCTACGTCTTGGGCCCGATTTTTACAAGGAGCAATTAATGCAAAAAAGTAATACGCCCCCGGGCAAAAACAATGAACCCATTTGGTTTAATAAAACAGATTCGGGCAAAATCGTAGAACACAACAAAGATACTTATCAAACTATAAAGACCAACAAAGTGGATTCTGAGGTTACAGAAATTAATGTAGGAAATGTATCTCCGTATAAAATTATGGTATGCACACCATGTCATAGTGAAGTTACTATGCATTACACACAAGCTGTTTTAAAATTTCAACAAGCTTGTTTAAGAAAAAATATATTGGTAAGTTTTACTTTATTAAAATCTTCTTTAGTTACACAAGGAAGAAACATATGTGTTGCTAGTATGTTAAATCACGAAGACAATTACACTCATTTATTGTTTATAGATTCAGATATTGATTTTAATCCACAAACTATATTTAAAATGTTAGAAAAAGATAAGGATATTATAGGTGTTCCTTATCCTATGAAAACATTAGATTGGAATAAAATGTGGAGAAGAATGCATGAAAAAAAAGATGCAATTGAAGGACCTGATGATTTAATGCATTCTGGTTATACTTATCCAGTTAAAACAGATAATCCTAATGAGGTTGAGGCTCATGATGGTGTAGTAGAACTTACTCATATTCCTACAGGATGTATGTTAATTAAAAGAAAAGTATTAACAGATTTAATTGAAGCTAATCCAGAATTAGAAATATTTCAAGCTACTATTATTAATGGTAAAGAAGTTAAACAACCAAATATGTATAATTTGTTTGACACCTTACATGACCCCAAAACTAAAAGATATTTTGGAGAGGATTTTGGTTTTTGTCAAAGATGGCGAGATATAGGTGGTAAAGTGTACGCATATATTAATGATTTTATTACTCACGTAGGTGAGTATTCTTATTGCGGTCGTTTTAGAGATGATTTGTGGCAAGGCAGTCGGCCTCTCAAATCTGTTGACGAGCCTACAAAAATCAAATAAAGTATAGTATTTTCAGGATATCTATGCCTGCTTAACAGTATAAATTTATTTAAATTATGGCAATATCTAGATCTTTAATGAACAGACAACTTTATGCAAACGGTAGTGGTATAATGAAACTATCGCAAGAAGGTATCGGTGGCGGCGACTATAAAGGTATAGACATGGGTAGTCGAACCGGTTTTGGAATTTTAAAAAAAATTGGAAGAGGAGTTAGAAAACTTATACCTAATGAGATAGCAGATATAGCAGTTAAAGCTGCTCCTTTTGTAGCTCCATTTAACCCTGCTCTTGCAGGTGCTATGGCTGGTATTGGTAGCTTTGATCAAACTGGTAGTATTGGTGATTCTTTAAAAAGAGGTGCATTAACCTATGGCGGTGGACAAGCTGCAAGATACATTGGTGGTGCAGGATTTCAAGGCAACCCTTTTGCATCAGGCGGTGCATTTACACCATCAGGTTTTACATCAGGATTTACTTCTCCTTTAGGTAGTGAAACTGGTCTTGGTAAGTTCTTCTCGAACCGAGGAACTCAACCTGTTGAAGGATTAACAGGGTCTGAAGTAGGGGGTGAAATAACTATGGCTGATTCAGCAGTCACTGGTGTTGATGGATCACCTAAAATTTTAGCAGAACAAATGAGTGAGGTGTCTCTAACTCCACAAAAACTAGCTGAAAAAGTAACAGAACAAGCTATTACAGGTTCACCAAAACAAATGACAATCACAGAATCTATACAAAAAATTTTAAGTCCTAATAGCACTTTAAATGAACGAGGATCTGAAGCTTTAAATCTTTTAAAAAGAGGAACTAAAGCAGCCTTTACAAAAACAGATGCTAAAGGAAATACAGTTATTGACAAACCAGCGGTAATGGGAGCATTAGCTTTTACAGCCTCATATGCAGAAGCTAGAGCACTAGCCGCTGAAACAGGAATTGATGAAGATTTAACTGAA